ATGTGCAGCCGCTACCAAACCCTGAAAGACGCAGAAGTACTGCTCCCAAAGTTCGGCACGCCGAAGGCGGCGCCCATCGGCAAGTACGACATGTGGCCGCGGTATCAGGGCGTCTTTGTACGCCGGCCGCCGGAGCATGACGCCGGCGATGAGGCCGTGCCGGAGCGCGAGGCGGCGGTAGGCCGGTGGGGTCTGATTTCCGCATCGACCCGCCCGGACACCTTGGCCGGAGCCGAGAAGCTGTCGACGTTCAACGCGCGCGACGACCGTGTTGCCAACGCCTTCACCTTCCGCAATGCCTGGCGCCGCGGGCAGCACTGCATTATCCCGGCCGACGCGATTTTCGAACCCGATTGGCGCTCGGGCAAAGCCATCGCCACCCGCTTCACCCGGGCCGACGGCGCGCCGCTGGGCATAGCCGGCCTGTGGGACCGCTACCGGGACGCCAGCGGGGCCTGGCACAACAGCTACACCATGCTGACCATCAACGCCGATCATGATCCGCTCTTCCGCGACTACCATCAGCCGAACAAGGAAAAGCGGATGGTCGTGATCCTGCCGGAGGGCGCCTACAGCGACTGGCTGGCTGCGAGCGCTGAGCAGAGCCGCGAATTCCTTACGCCCTTCCCCTCCGACAAGCTTGTCGCCACGCCAATGACATGACCCCGTTTCTGCTGCAATATACTGTATATTCATACAGTTATATCGCAGCAGAATCATGCGTTGCTCCGTCATCCGCACCCACTATCTCGGCCAGAAGCGTCGAGACAATGACCCTGCGCCCGCAGTGATCGGCACGGTTCATATGTACTCGGTCACACGCGACGATCTGCGCCGCCAGATCACCGTCATGACCATGGACGGCCTCGCCAAATTTGGCGGAATGCAAAAAGGGGCGATTCCTGATCTGCTTGAGCCGGAGCTACTGACCTTCGCATCCGACCGCGGGATGATGGTCTGCGGGTTCGAAGAGATCGACGGTCGGCGCTACTACCAGGGGTGGTAGATGCAGTGGTGACGCGGCTCTCCGTGAATCGGCACCGCTCACCGAACGGTCAAGGGCGTTGATAGCGCAGAGGAGACCGCCTTCCTAGCGTCGCCAACAGTCAGGACCTGGGCACAATACTTGCGAGCCCCAAGGCGCTGCGGCGGTGGGCACATCCTTCGGGCCCTCAGGCGAATGGCACCTCCGCCTGAGCCGCCGCAGCCCCCTTCCAGTGTAAATATTGCCTTCACCGCCTGACGACCTCCCGGCGCAAGCATCTGGAACCGACAGTGGACTGTAGTCGCCAGTAAGAACGTACTAGATGTCGAAACTCATCTACGCAGTATCAGAAAGGGGCGCGCGAGGTTGAGTACTTCTGCCGGGAAATCTCCTTGGGGCATGCGTCACGCTGACTTTCCCTTCCCTCGCAAGAACGCTGCAACCCCTCCCTTCAACGACTTAGCATCATAGGTCGAATTCCTGACGGCAGCCTGCAATATCATCCTGCGAGCTTCAGTCGACATAGAATGCCAGACGCTCACGATCGCAGCCCCCAAGCAAGCAATGACTCGTCGCTCGTGCTCGTCAAGAACCCCAGGGTCCAACATCTCAACAAACGTAGGCAATTGCACGTTGCCTTCGTTTAGCCAGCGCTCAATGTCATACTCATCATGATGATCGTGGCCCATGGTGAATCCTAAAAAAGATCACCCTCGGCGACGCGCGCAATTTTCGCCTTGAGTGCAGACCTAGTGAATGCTGCTTGCGCCCTCTCACGATTTAGCACCCGTTGGCGCGCGTCAACGGGAAGCTCCTCCCAAAGACTCAAAATGGACGCGCCAAGGAATGCGAGGATTCGACGCTCAGACTCCTCGTATTCCTCTATAGCGAACGATTTCGCCAGCGAAGCGAGCTGTGAGCCCCCTTCATTGTCCCAACGCTCCTGTGCGTTTACACCCATTGACTGTGACATGGCAGCCTCCTGCCGGTTGCATGAGCCCAGTGTAGGCCAGGGACGGCCAGAGCCTTACCGTTGTTTCAATTCAATCGTAGGACGCACATACTATTGAGCGTACTGTGACTAGGTGGCATACGTCACGACAACTCAAGAGGTACACATCATGACATTCCCTACTCGCTTCAGCGCTGCCGGCCCTCCTTCGCAACCCGGCCAGAGCGACCAGCCGAACAAGCAGCAAGAACAGCAAACCCAGGAACAAAAAGAAGAAGCCGCGCGCAAGCAGGTTCAGGGCGATCCGACTAAGCAGCGCACGCCCCAGTAACCTTGGGCAGCCGCCGCACTTATGAATAAGACGCGGCACCTGTAGCTACATCCACAGCAAGTTTGTAAGCGCTGGCTCATCGCATGGCCGCGAGAGCTGGCGAATGCCATTTTCTCTAGGGCATCGCGCCGCATCCTTTCTGCCCTAAGCATCACAGAGATGTTGCCAGACCTTATTCCCTTCCAACACTTGACGCCGGACAGACGCCGGCGTCGCATCGACCTGCCCGGCGGAATCGAAATAGACCGGGCGTGCGTGGTCGCAATACTCAACGCCGACCCGTTCCCGGGCCGCGCACCCAATCCCGCTCAAGCTCAGCAGCAACAGCGTCATCGCCCATACGGGCCGTTTCCAATTGCACATCACGCGCCTCCTTACGAGCCTGCGCGGCCTGTTCATTGACTTCAGCAGCGCGCCGTTGACGCTCCGCCCCCTTGCCAGCGCTGCGTCCCCGCAGATATGCCCCGAGGGCCAGCGCCAGGGCGGCGCCAAGCGCCACCAGATATCCCTTGAATCGCTCAAGCTGCGCCAGCATGGCCGACCTCCTTCATCGCGGCGGCGTAATTCACCGCCCATTTAGCGCGAAGATCTGCGCGCTCGTCCGGCGTGCCGCGGGCGTACGCACCAGGCCGCCACGTGCGGATGTAAAGCGCCCAGGCGCCTTCCTCGTCGCCCCGGACAGGCAAGGGACGCGGATCGGACCAGAGCAGCAAGCGAGCGAGGCCACCCGCAAGCACATCGTCAAACTCGATAGCGTCCCAGATCGCGGCGTCATCGGCTGGTACACCTCGTGCGCGATAGAGCCGCGCGGCGAGGTCGCGCGTGGCGGGGTGAACACGCACCCCATGAACCAAGCCGCCCCCCTGCTCGCCTTGCCAGAAGCTCTTCGCCGGCCCGATGGGTCGCGGCGGCTTGCCGACGAGTTGCCGGCGGTGCAGAAATAGGCTTTCCTGCAGGCCGGTCGTCAGCAACTGGATCCGCCCCGCTGCGCTGTCCATCTTGGCCGGCAGCAGCGCCAGCGCCGGGCTGATCGCAGTCTGAATAATCGTCTTCAGATCCACGATCAGCCCTCCCCGCCAGGCCGCCGCCACGGCAAACGCGCCAGTATCTCGTCCAACCACGGCAGCACGCCCTGGTCGCGCATGCGCGCCATCCACCGCATGTACGCGCCCAAGACCCACCAGGCCGGCAGGCCCGCCAACAACATGCTGGGGCCGAGTACGTAGAACTTCGCCAGCAATGCGTCGTCGCTTCCAGCGCCGTGCTGTGCAAGCCAGGTCATGGCCTCCATCAGGCTGGGCTTCCAGGCAATGACGGCCGCAGCCACGCCAGGGCCGAAGAGCAACGAACACGACACCGTCGAAACGATCCGCACCGTGAACTCCCTCGCCGTGCGCGGCGGCATGATCAGCAGCCCGAGGATAGCCGCGATTGCGGCCGGCACCCCGTATGCCATCGCGACCTTCAAGGCCGCGAGCCCTCCCAGTCCCGTAGAACTCGGTTCCATTGAAATGCTCCTGTGATGGGTCTGCATTGCTGCCTCCCGAATGGACGAAAAAAAGCCCGCCGAGGCGGGCAAATGAATGCTGATTAAGATCGCCGCTATGCCTTGATGCTTCCAGCTAGGATGAACAGCGCGTCGATCTTCGCAGCCGACAATCCCAACATGCCCGCAATCGCCGCCAGCATTTCGCTGTCGCGGCGGAACTCCTGCAGGTCGTCCCAGGCCCGGCGATACCACGCTGGCGTGTCGGGCTGGGCCAGCAACGCCTCCGCGGCTTCAAACAATGTGCCGTCGCCGTGGGCGGTGCGATGCATGGCCTCGCGGCCCTGGAACCGGGAGACGACTTGCGGCACGTCGGGAGGCGGTGCGGCGTCAGGGTCGTGCGCGCCGTAGACCGCCATGACCGCCGCCACCTGCTCGGACGTCATGGGGTTGGGGTTTAGGTCGGTCGGCTCGGTAGCGAACATGAATTCACCCTGGCCGTTCCAAGTAAACGGTAGCCCCACCAGTCCTGCGGCGACGAGTTCCGAACTAAAGCTGGGACCGATACTTTTCATATGTCACACACCACGGAAAGGTCTTGCTTGAAAACGACGGGGATACTTGCGCTACCTACACGGCCGTAGGGTTGGATGTTGATCATGCCGTCCGCCGTCGGGACGTGCCGCCCGCTGATGGCCGTAGCGGTCTGGTAGCTGGCGTTAGCGGGCAGGGAGTACCCGTACCCGCCGACAATGCCCACCCCGTTCAGTGCGATGACCAAATAGGCCGCTCCGCCTGGGTTAGGTGAGGGCCACACTACACCTGACAGGTGCAGGCCCACGTCCACGCTCGCCCACACAAGTGCCCGCACCCCAGCGGTCAACGGGACGTAGTTCGTGCTGGCCGTTTGGGAGTCGCTGGGACCCTCATAACCGATGGTGGTTTTGCGGTTGAACCAGCTTGCAACGCGCAGTTCGGCCGGCGTGAAGACGAACTGCGAAGCTCCGGTCGTGTAAACCATCCCGATCAGAGTGCGCGTTGCGTCTCCCAGCATGACCTCCACCCCGTCCGAGTGCGTGGTGTGGCCCGTGGTGCTCGCCTCCAGGTAGACTTTCCCAACCCCATCGTCGCGTGCATACACGTACGCGAATGTGGAGGGCGTCACCGCCGCGCTAGGGAAGGCAACGCCGGCCATGGGAATGCGAAACTGCCGACCGCCAATAATGAGCCCGTTGCCGTTGTGCGGCATGAGACGGCACTCCGCGGGACTCACGTACACGAAGCGACATTGCCCATGCGCGGGTTGAGACACTTCGTATCTCGAACGAACGGCAACCCACTCCATCGGCCCCTGCGTCACCACGAAGATTGGACCGACGTTGGTGCTCGGGATACTGGCCAATGGGAAAACCGGCAGGCCCATCCCCTGGGCAGCAAGTTGCGCGTAGTGCTTGGCGGAAAACTCGCCGGTATCTACCGGCTCGCCAAGCTTCGTGGCCCACTGCCGCGCGAGAGCGGCGCTTCCGCCCGACTCCGCCGCCTTCTGACTGGCGCCTTGCTGCGACGACGCGGCGGCATCTGCCGACGATGCCGCCGCAGCCCGACTTAGACCCGCGGCGTATGCACTCTGTGCTGCGGCGGTCGCGTCATTGTCGGCAGCCACTGCTGAGGCCGTCACATCCAGCTGTAAGGCATTGGCCTCGTCCGCGAAGCGCGGCAGCGCCGCCATGAATGCGTCCGCCCGTTCTGCGAAGTTCTCCGGGTCGCTCCGACTGGGCGGAGTCGGCAAGCTTGTGATTGCCATCAGGTAAGTCCTTCAATTTCAAGATTGCAGAAGTTCATCATTTCGTACGCCACGTCGATGGAGAAATCCTTGTAGAACCCGTAAATCGTGAGCGGACCGTAGGCCTCAGCATCCGTACCAATCCAAACGCAAGGAGTGGCGCGAAGCCCAGATAGCAGCCGATAGACAGCGGCAAACCGTGCCGTCTCCAGCCACAGGCGGGTGGACATTCGCCGCGAAAAGCGCCGCCGGCGGAAGGTTGTGACGCCCGTTTCAGACGTGTCTTTGCGGCTGTAGTCGACAATCCCAACGCTGCCACCGTATTCCGCGTCACCGATGAAATACGAGGTGCCGCAGATCATGGCGCCGCAAGCGACCTCAGCTCCTGGCGCCAAGATCGACACATCCAGGTGCAAGCTTCCATACGCCGGCAGGTCCGTCAGGACAAGCTCTGAAAGCGGAGAAAACGGCTCGAAAAAATACTCGTACCAATTGGTGACTATCGAGCCCTCTAAGGCGCGTTCGGTCTCGTACAGAATCGGACCGCCCAAGCCGTCCCGGCCAATTACCTTCACCCTCGTGCCGACGAGTTCAAGTAGCGCCAAGCTATTGACCAGCCCAGGGCGAACAACCACCCGCAGCGGACTATCGCCGACAGTTTGAGTGCTGACCTCGCTGTCATACATTGCCCAGCGGTTGGTCGGACCCGCCAGCGCCCAGTACAAGGGCGCCGCCCCCGGCGTATTCCCTACGTTCGGGGTCTGCACGCACTCAAAGACTTGCGCCTGATAAACCACCCGCGCCCCAACCGGGTAATCAGTGGTCGGGACGTAGGCGGGATAGTCATCTTCGGCCACGCTGGACGAGATCAATTGATCTCGTCCTATGGAAACCGGCTTGATTACTTTCATGCGCTCGATACCTCCACTCGCAAGGGCTCGGCCGCATCGGGCCTGACAATCACGCCATCCGACTCAAGCCGGTCAAGTTGTCGTACGGTCTTGCCAGTATTGCTGGCCGTTGCACGCGCTTCAATCCGCAGGTTTTTCACTTCTTCCCGCAAGGCTTTCTGCTCCTCCAGCAATGCACGCATCAGCGCCAACGATTGCTCGTCGCCACCACCCGCCAGAATTGCGCGGGTCCGCTCGGCGCTGAAAATCCGAGACGGGCCAGTTACTTCCAGCTCCGGGCCGTTCTCACCGACCAGGCGCAAGCCGCCGGCATGGTCCCCGCCCTTGGCGAAGGCCGCGACCGGCCGACCCGTCAAAGCGTTGACGACTTGCCGCAGGCCGTTGACCGTGGCATCTCGCGCCGCATTGATGGCATTCGTCAGAACCTGATCGCCGGACAGCGCGGACTTCTCCAACTCCAACAGCTTGGTGTCAATTTCCGCCAGGAGGTCCAGACTGTCTTGCTGGTAGTCCTTCGGCGTCACCGAGTCCATTCGACTCGCTACCGCCTCCGCACGCGCCAGCGCCGTAGCGACGAAGGCCTGATACTGCTCATCGGACGAGAACGCGCTTTTAGCGGCCTCCAGCATGGGCAGCATCAAGCCGTTGAGGTCGTCGGCAAAGCCGGCTAACTCTTCGCCATCTGCCCCCATTGCCTTGGCGTATGCCTTGGCGTACTCGCCTTGCATATGAGCGAACTGCTCTTCCGGCGAAAGCTGGCTGACCCGGTAGTCTTTCACCGTCTTGCGCAAGCCAACCGCGCCATTCGCCAGGAGATCAGCAAGCGCCTTCTGGGCTTCGTAGTACCGCAGCGTCTCCGCGCGAAGCTCGCTCAGCTTGTTGACCGACGTTCCGGCATCGAGCGCGAACCGCTGGAGTGCGTCCGCGTAGGCCGTCTGCTGAGACTTGGCGTTAACCGCCGCCTCAGTAGCTGCCGCTTGCGCACTGGCCGCCGCAGTCACGGACGCCGCGTACTCAGCTTGCAACCGCGAGACTTCCTCAAACGACGGCGCCGCCGCGCCCGCGGCTTCCGCAGCGCGCAACGCAGTCACTGCTTCCTCCCACGCTGCCTGAGCCGCAGGAAGCTGCGCCTGTGCAATGCTCCGCGCCGCGTCCAGCTCCTTCCAGTTGTCCTTCTTATATCCAACCGTCTTCGGCGCGTAGATGTCCCAGTTCAGCTTTTCAAGCCACGCCTGCGCGTCCGAAGCTCGCTGTTGAGCTGCCGCCAGATTGCTATCCGCCGACTCGCGCGAGGACTTCACACCGTAATAGGCTCTTTCGGCCGCGTTGCGATCGCTCATCCTTTGCGCGCTCAGCGCGTCGGCTGCGTTCAGTTGCGCACCCGCGGCCATCAAGCCCGCATTGCTCGGCAGGTCGGTTTTGATACCCTGGATGCCCTTTCTGACCGCCTCGGGGGACATTGGCGACGGATCGAGAATCTGCCGAGCGGCTTCCCGGACAGCCGCGCGCTCATTGGCAATGCTGTCCAGAATCGACCGCATCCTGTCGCCAAGCTGCTCAAACGCTGCCGTCATGGTGGCAACGAAAACATCCGTGTCCACCTCTTTGAGCGCTTCAGCCAGGCCAGCGAAGTCAATGACAGTCCCGCCCACGCCGGTGCGCAGGGCCTCCATCTGCTCCACAAGCGCAAGGCTGGCTTCCTGAGCGCCCGTCATCGAGTCACTCAATTTCCCGCTGTTGCTGGTGAAATCCAACAGCCCAGATTCGAGATCGAGGAACAGAAGCGAAATCTGCCCCGTCGATTCTCCAACCTGGGACAGCGAACTCCGTAGCAGGAGCGCCTTCACGGCCGCCCCATCCAGCGCAGGCGCCAGCCCACCGCGGCCTGTAAACGCCTCCAGCATTCTGCCGGCTGCCTCCTGGCCTCGCCGAGTCGTTGCCTCGATCACGGCGGCAAACTCCGGCGCGATTGCCAACAGGGCAACATACGCGCCGCGGCCGGCATCGGTTGTCAGGTCCAGGGCTGACACCATGGCGCGCAACTCTTCCATAGTGTTCGGCATCGCAATGTTCAGCCCCTGCAGCGACTCCGCCATAGCCGCCAGGCTCAGCTTTGCGCGCTCGGCCTCCGAGTAATAGAGCTGGTAATACTGACCCGTGGCCTGGCTCATCGCGTCGATGCCGCCAAACGCCTCGACCAGCTTGGTGGCAACTGCCGCACCCGACAGCGATACTTCGTACAAGCTCAGATCCAGCAGCTTTAGCCCGCTGTTCGCGGCGCTCAGGTTCTCGCCCAGGCGTTGCAAGGTCGCCGATGCGGTCTCGTTCTCCTTCGAAAACTCCGCAATATTCGGGACCAAGGAGCGCACCATGTTCTCGCCGACTGCGGCAATGGCCTCCTCCAACAGTCGTTGGTTTTCCTCTTCATCCTTCGTCAGCTTGACTCGGATCTGGTCACTGTACGTGTCCAGCGACTCCGCTGACACACCGATGGCGCCGGCCAGGTCCTTGGCGTTCGTCTTCATCACGTCGAAGGCAGCGCTCAGGTCGTCCAACAGGCCATCATCGAGCGCGCCAACTTGAACGCCGCTTCGGCCGCTACTGAACCATCCTCCCTTTTGCTTCCAAGGAGTAGACGTGTAGCCAGAAAAGCCCAATGAGCCGAAGTCCCCCACGAACGTGGTGTCGTCGTACTTCTTCGGCCCACGCCCAAAGGCCCTGTTGAAGACCCCCCCCAGCAGCCCACCTACGGCTGCTCCAAGCGCCGTTCCGAGCCCCGGCACAATTGAGCCGATTGCGGCGCCGGCAGCGGTTCCCGCGTTCACGGTTCGATTGCCTGAAGACCCCCACGCGCTGTACCCGCCCGAAATCAGCTTCCCTCCCATCAAGCCGATGCCAGCACCCGCCGCGATTCCTGCAGCCGAGCCCACCAACCCGGCCGTGGTCGCGCCCGCATTGATCCCCCCGCCAAAGCCATAGCCAAAGTCGGCGATCCACTGGGAGCCCATTTCCACACCGAAATTGGTAATGGACTGCCCCATCGCGCCAAACCCGCCCGTCAGCATGCTGTACGCATTCTTTCCGGCGCTCAGCAGGCTCATGGTGTTCGCCGCGCCTCCGGCCGCCCCCAGAATGCCACCAGGGGCGGTGGCAACGCCGGCCGCGCTGGCTGCCCCTGCCCCGGTATTGCCAATCAGGCTCGCGGCAATTTGAACCACGAACGGCTGCGCGAACATCCGGTAGATCTGATCCGCTACCGTCGTCTTGAACGTCGTCGTAAGCGACTTTGTGAACGATTTCCACCCGTCCTTGCCGTTGTTCATCATGTCGGCGAAGCCCTGGCGGAACACATCGCCGTATTTGTCGACGCTTCGCTCCCAGTCGCGCGCCATCTCGTCAGCCGCCTTCTTCTGGGCGTCTTTCGCGTCTTTGGCGCGGATCGCCTCACCCAGCCGCTTCCGAGCTTCGATCTCCTGCTCAATCAAGGCAATTTCACGCTCAGCCCCGTCGAAGCCCTGCAAAGCGGCTTTGCGTTCTTCCAGGCGTGCGATGTTCAACGCCTCAAGTGCGGCCTTGCTCAGCCCATAAGTGGAAACCTGATCTTCGACCGCTTGGGCTTCCTGCCCGATCTTCGTGATCCCCTCTTCCAGGGAGGTGTAGTACTTCTCGCGCTCCTCCTGAAAGCCCTTCGTTGCCGCATTGGCCCGGACCAGCGCCCCAGCTTCGTCAGTGAGCGCCTTGGTTCGCTCCAAACTGGCACGCACCTGAGACTTGAGGTTGCCTTTCAGCAGCTCGCCAATCTCTGCGGAACGGCGCTCATACTCATTCAGCTTGCTGGTCTGCAAGCCCCGCTGCCCCAGCTCCACCGCCAACGCCTGCTCTTCAGCAATGCGAGCACGCAGGCGCGCCACTTCAGACTCCGCGCCGGACGGCCCCTTATCGCTGCCTTTCTCCTCGAATCGCTTGTCGATCTCGGCCAGCGCCGTCTTGTGGGCTACGTAAACCTTGCGGTACTCCTCCGTCCCTTCCTTGAGGCCGTCCACCGCCTTGCGGAATGCGGCAGCTTCTTTCTCGATTGCGGTCTGTCGCTGCTGGGATTTCGAAGTGCGGGTGTCGTCCGTCAGGTAATCATCCCGGAACTTGGCCTGGTCAAGAAGACGCCTTTGCTCAGCGGAAGCATTGACCTCCGCCACCGCGGCGGCGGCCTTGGCCTGCATCGCCCCCAGTTCCATCTGAGCGGCATCAAGGCCGCTCTGTTCGCTGGCGGAAATCTTGGCCCCGCTTTCCCTGGCAAGCCGGATATTGTCCTGGCGCGCACGGACTTCGCGCTCCTTCTTGGCAATGACGTCTTCGACGGTGGACGGGCGGCCGACGTCTGCCATTGCATCCCAGGCCTTGCCCGCCATGTCGCGCACGCCCTTCCATGCGCGCTCCAAATATCCGAGGTTCTGGGATAACTTCGGGGCGCGGTCATTCAGCGCGTCCGCATATGCCTTCTGCGCGACTGCAGCCGCGTCTGCGGTCTTCCCCTGCTGCTCCAAGGCACGAATCTGCTCGTACGTGGAAGCAGTCAAGAAGTTCATGCCCTCATTCAGCTTGACTGCAGCCTCCAGCGGGCTTTTTCCCAACTCCACGAAGTTATCAACCGTGTCCTTGATAGCTGTGCCGGTCGCCTTCTCCCAGCGCACTGAAGCGGCCGAGAACAGTTCCATATTGTCTGCGCCAACCTTCGCCTCACGGCTGAACAGTTGAAGCGCATCTGCGGCCTTGCCTTGCGTACCGACCACATCACCAACCCTACGGGACATGGCTTGCAACTGGCCGCCGGTCACTCCAGCGATGGCGCCGGTCTCGATGACCGAACGGTTAAAGGCTTGAGATTCGCCAGCGCCTTTAAAGTACGCCGCCCCCAGCAGAGCCACCGCCCCCGCGGCGAGCGTGAACGGGCTGGCGAGGCCAGCGATATAGCTTCCCATGGCACGCGCCGCAGGGCCGATACCGCCAAACATATCTTTGAGCTGGCCGCCCTGCTGCATCAGCACCGACATCGGCCGTTGACCGCCCTGCAACGACACAATAATGTCCGTGAACTGCGCCGGCACACCACGCATGGCCGCGGCGGTGGCCTTTGCGGACATACCCAACTGCTCAACCGCCGGAGCCGTCGCCAACATGGCAGCCTTTGCCTGCCCATGCTTGACCGTAACGGCCTCCAACTGTGCCAGATAGGGCTTGAGCTGATCGGCGTCGATCCCGCGCTGCTTCGCCAACGCGGTGTAATAGGAGGCCGTGCCGCGAGCGCCTGCGCTGGTAATGGCAATCTGGCGCTCAATCTGGTTGATGAGCCCCTGCGTGGCCCGCTCCTGCTTGCGGCCCGCCTGCGTTCCGGCTTCCGCCGCCCTCCCCATCTCATTGGACGCTTCGCGCCCGAGCGTAGAAATGGATTTCTTGGCCTTGCCGGTCGCCTCCGTCACCTCGGCCATTGTCGCCGTCAGGCCGGACGCATCGCCCGTTACGGCAACTACGCCCTCAGCAATCACATTCGTCATGGCAATTCCAATAAAAAGGCCCGCACTGGGCGGGCTACTTCTTGCTCATTTCGTCAAGCGCGGCATGCTCAAGGACGCGCATCTGATCTTCCAGCTCTTCGTATCGGTCGGGCGCGAGATCCATGCGATCCATCTTGTGGAACATCACGCCGTAATCCAGCCCTGTCGCGCCGGCCATACCGACACGCCACTGCGAGCGCAATGCAACGAAGAGTTCGAACGCCGCCAGATTCTCGGGCCAGATTTCGACGGGATCGCCCGCCACATCCTCCGGCGTCAAGCCAAAGGCGGCCAGTTCCTTAGGATCCGGCCCCTTCGCATAGAGCGCGGCCCCGAGCGTCCTTAGTTTCCCTCGCGGGCCTTCGACAGCTCGTCGATGTACGCCCCGAGCACCGCACGAGCCGAACCGACGTAACCCTGCACCAGGCGCCCGACGTTATCGGCGTCGAACGAGTCTTCGAGTTCCCAGCCGCTGGCGACGTCCATCAGCAGCTCAACATCGTCGGTGCGATCCTTGAGGCCGTCGAGAAACTCCTTGTAGTCGTCCCGGGAACGATGCTTGAACGTGAATTCCACGTTCTCGAAGCCGTCGCCGGGAACCGGCAGTGGAACCTTCTTCTTAAAAGTGGGTTTCGGGTTGAGGGTGAATTTGGATTTGGTGGCCATGAGAGCTTTCCAGGTTGATGATTGAAATAGTGGACTTTTAGGGGCCGCCCACAGCGAGCGGCCCGGCGGGCTGATTCCAGGCCGTGCTTAGACGGCGTATCGCACGGGGCGCGACAGCAGCGAAAAGGTGGCTTGCACTCCCATCACTTCGCCCTTCGTCATGGACGGCGTTTCGTTGAACGAGACGTAGCCGTTGTAGAGCAGCACGGAGCCGTTCGGGAACGCGATGCGCAAGGCGCGCACCTCACGCTGCTCGGCCGCCGCTTGCAGGGCCTTGTAGCCTGCCAGCGTCGGGTCGTCGGCGATGGTGATCGCCAGCGATTGCGCGCTGGCCTGGGTCGGGATCTGCGACTCGAAGTCGTTCTCCATGAAACTGAACGTGGCGAACTGCATTTCGCCGCCGGACGTCGAGGTTTCGAGAACCTGAGTGATCTGGGTAAACGAAGTGATCTCGCGGAAGGAGCCGTTGCCCGTGCCCGCGGGGAACTGGATCGGCGAAAGCGTGTTTGCGCCTTCCAGGGCGAACGTGCCGGCCGCCGAGTCCGCAACGCGCAGAATGCGTTCATTCAGCTTCTGCCAGCCGGACTTGACTTCGATCAGCGCACCATTCGCGAGGCCGTGCGCAGCGCTGGAGGCAACGCCGGGATTGGCATTGGTAATGCCCGTGATCGTCTTCGACACGCCGTAGGCGGTGGCGAGCGACATGATCACGCCGTTAGGGAGAGAGACAGCCATAGTGGTTTTCCTATCAAGGGACGAAAGAAAACCCGCCGAGGCGGGTTGTGGGATGTGCCCAAGAGAGGGCATAGGTTTGGTTTTGTGTTGTCGGGCTACGCGGGCTCGATAACGGCGCTTTCAAGCTCCAGCGTCACGCTGAGCGAGGCCAGGTCCGAGCCTGCCCCGCCCGAAAGCGAACGGCTGGAGACCTTTGCCACGAAGTAATGCGGGCCGATCTGAGGCACGTCGATACGGAAGCTGTATTGCCGATCCTCCGAGGCCGCGGTACGCAGAAGTACTTGCCCCGCATCGGTGATTCGATACAGATCCAGTTGTAGCGATTGCGGCGCTCGGGCGACGCGCCGGAGGATGGAGACCTTTGCTCCGATGGGCTGATAGGCAGCGGTCTGGTACTGCAATGCGAGAGCGCCGACAACGCGAACGCCCCGAACATGCCTGAACGCCAGTACACCGAATCCAGCGGCATCGAGCGCGGCCGGCACGTCCGGGCAAAGCGCCACCGTGGCGCCGGCCAGTACATAGGGCGTTGTCATGGGGCGTACCACACGCTGAAGTCCTGCTCAGCGCCCTTGAATCCGGTCTCGTCGTCACGGCGAGACACGGGAGCGCCCAGGGGCGTGGCGTACACGGGGGCTGCGCATAACGCCGCCTGCACCGCGCTGATCAGCGCAGAGGCTTGCGCCCGACCTCTTGCCCACACCGTCACCTGCATCCGAGCGTTCTGTTTGTCGGGCAATGCTCCATCCATGAACACCGGCGAATCGCCCCCGACCTGCTGGAAGGTCGCAAACGGCATCGGTGTGTCGCCCTCAGCCGCGTCCGGATAAATCCGCCCTCCAAAGATTGGCCCGAGGGTCTGCACGAGCAAATCCTCAACCATGCTGGATCTCCTTTATCTTTTCGGCTAGGCGCTTCCGCCCTGCCTGGACCGCATCTTTCAGCTTCGCATCTACCGAAACGCGCAAATAGGGCTGCGCAGGAACGAAAACTGGCACCTTCAAAGGTCTATCTTTCAAGGTGATCCACTCGCCGCCTTCAGTCTGGCGCACCGCGTATCGTCGCCAATGACCGTGCTCCACCAGCCACCAATGAGGAGCTTTCGCCTTGTTGACCCCCACGATGTAGGTTTTGCTGTCCGGTCCTGAGACCTTCTCATCAAACCAGCGATAGATTGCAGCCTGGAGCTTCCCGAGCCGGAAGGGAACCCGCGCCCGCATTTCGTCGTACAGCACAATTGCCATCGCATGCGCAGCAGGCCGGATGGCCTCTTGCTTAATTCGGTCGAAGAATGAAGAAACCTGCTTTTCAATATCGCCTTCGAACGAGAACGCCATCGAGTTCGCGCGATGCTGCCGCGTAGACCTCACGAGGAAACCTCCCGCTGGGACAGCTTTCGGCAAACCAGATCAACGTGGTGCCGACGCTCTTCATCGGGTAGGACCGCATCAACGACATAGGTATCCTCCCCCCGCGTGATGCGCATTCCCATCACCACGTCTCGCCGGTACGGGACTCGGATGCTTGCCTTGGCAAGCTCCTGCTCGGCACCCGCCTTGATCGCTGCCACGCCAGAGACATAGCGGATGGACGCCCAAGCCTTCCCTACTATCTCCCAGGCGTTCAGCGGTTCATTGGCGGTGTCTCGACCCTCTTCGCGGCGAAGAATCGTCACGCGGCGATTGCGACTTCCTGCCTTCTGCATGGATTCTCCTAGTCCGGCCACCAACGGTAGGGCGCAGCCAGTTCCTCGAAGCCTTGCGGAACCGGTGCCAGCCGCAGGTCCGTGGCGGCCTCGCGGTTCTTGTCCCAGTGGCCGACGAGCAGGAGCAGAGCCAGCACCACGTCATCCTCAAGGACCAGCGCGTTTGCGGGTGCGGGTTCGGGAACGTCCTCCGTCGTCCTATAGAGCTGGCGCAACGTTCGGGCCTGGAATCTACGCACCGCTGCGCCTACGTATCGGCCCAGCAAGATGTCGCTGGTGTCCTCGGCCTCAATGCGCAACTGCTCCCGCACTTCGTCCAGATCGAGCATTGATGTACGCGGGCTGATTGCTCAGCCCGCCCCCGAGGTGGTTAGGCAGCCTTGCCCTGAAGAGCCTTGATGGCGGCGGTGTCCTGCAACACGCAGCCGAAGCGATGGAATGCCAGGAAGCCCGTCTGGTCGTACTCGGCATACCGTTCAACCAGGCGCTTGAGTACCAAGTAGCGAACACGGCGCAGGATGAATTGATCGAAGTCGCCCGCGAACATGAACTTCGCACCAGCAGCCACAGACGGAATGGCCTGGTCGATCACGTACTGGTACTTCAACAGCCGGGCCGGTGCGCTGGCGTCAAGGCCCGGGATCCACAGCGGCCGGCCGTTGCCGTCCTCCATTTCTTCCAGGACCTGGAGCGTGGTGTCGTTGAACGCCAGGCGGAACTTGGGCGCGTTGCGGTACGCCGGGTCGATGGAGTGAATCAGGCCGTTCACTTCCTTCCAGGTGAACGCGCCCGCCGCGGCGGTTTGCTTACCGACGGAAGCAGAAGCGGCCAGGCCCTTGGGCTGCGCGGGCGTGCCGGTGCCGGTTCCCATGACGATCAGGCGGGATTCGGCGCGACCGATACGCGAAGCGATACGTCCCGCCAGGAACGTTTCCATGTCGATACCGCTGTCGGCCAGCAGTTCGTTGGAAACGCGGATCACCTTGGAAGTCAACTTGTGGGCGCCCAGGGCGTCCATACCGAATTCCACATCCTTCTCGCCGGCATCGGTGTTTTCCCCGATCAGTTCGCCTTCGTCATTCGTGCCGTCGCTCGTCGGCCACTCGATCGGGTTTCCGCCGTCAGTGACCAGCACTTGCGCGACGCTGGCGATGCCGCCGTATTGCTTCATGGATTCCTGAACCTTCGCCAGGAATGCCGTCGGAACGGTGTAACCGCCCTTTTCCGGGCCGGTCACGCCCTGGGCTCGGGCTTCGAGCAGCAACTTGCGCTCTTCCGAGGTCAGATCGGCCGCACCCTGGCGCACGAACTTGATGAAAGCCTGGGCGCGTTGCTCCTCGGGATTGCCCTGTCCGGCGGCCGCTGCGGCTTGCGCTGCCAACTGGCCCGCGTTTTCGTCGACGTAGCGCTGCTCGGTATCGCGCAGCTCTTCTTCGCGCTGGATCTGCTCGTCCAGCTTCTTCAGGTCGGTCTTCATGCCGTCCCATTTGGAGCGCTGCTCGTCGCCCCAGGCGTTTTCACCTTGGGCCTCGTGGAAGGTGCGCATTTCAGCAGCGATCTGCGCACGTTTTTGCTTCAGTTCTGCAAGGGTCATATTGACTCCGATTAAATTGAGGTGAGAGAGGTCAGTTCAAGGAAGCGCTCGCGTGCGCGACGCTCGTTTACAGCCTTGGCGGCCAATTCCTGGGCGCCTTCGGCCAACTTCTTCCAGCTATCCAGCGAGCGCTGGGCGGCGTGGCTGTCGCCATAAGCCGGGTACGTGACCGGTGACACGTCGCGCAGTTCCGCCAGCTTGTGGATCGTTCGAACGATGATTTCCCCTTCGCGGCGCCACTCGTCGCCGTCCGGTGCTACCCGAAACCCGAAACTCGATCCGGTCACGTCGCCGCGCTGAAGCGGTGTCAGCACGAGATCCCGAACTGTTTGCGTGTCTGGCGGGTCGATGGTGTAGGCAAGGCCCCGAGAGTCGATCTCCAACCGCAGCGTATTGCTGCGCGTACGGCCCAGCACGAAGTTGGGATCGTGGTTGAAGAGTGCCCGCACGTCGTCGCCCATGACGTCATCGAACGCGCCAGGGGCGATTTCCTCCACAAACGTGCCGAAGAGCAGCGCGCTGCGCGTGTTGAACACGGCCGCGTAGCCTGCGATCTGCGGGCGTTGCGTCTCGCCGTCGCCAGACGAGCGAAGCTCGCACGGCTGGCCGCCCAGCGTGCGCATTTCAAGGTCTTTCATGGGATTCCCTATTGGCTTTCGGCCGGCGGGGTTGCCGGCGGCTTTCCGACCTCGGCGGCCGGCTTGGCGTTGACGCTGATGAGCAACTCGGACAACCCTTCACGCGGGCTGAGGTCTTCCAGGGCCCGGACTTCGTTGCGGTCCATCCAGCCATCCGTAATGGCGGCGTGGTAGAACTCCGCACGCTCCTTGGGCGTTCCGCGAAGCAGCCCAGCCAGGTTGAGCTTTACGTAATAGCCGGCGCGCCGCTCTGCTGGAGTGAACAACTTGCAGTTCAGTTCCTGCTCCCAGTTCACCCCCCACGGCATCATCGAGTACCGCACAAACCGGATGCTCTGCTCGGTGATATTCGAGTTGGTGGCGCGCTCCAGGTCGTTGATCATGTCCGCCGGCACGTTGTAGATAGCCGCAATTTCCGTGCGGTTCATCTTTCGCGTTTCCAGGAACTGCGCGGCTTCAGGAGGAATCGTCAGCGCGCGGTAGTCCAGGTCCGCCGGCAGCAATAGCGTCTTGTTCTCCGACTGGATAAGCCGCGCTACAGCCTTCGTCCAGAACTCCCGCAGTCGGCCCCAAGTATCCTTGTTGAGGTCGCCTTTGACAGTCAGGATGCCGGTCGGGCGGCCACCTCCTTCGAAGAATTCGCGCCCATAGCGCTGCGCTGCCAGGCCCAGGCCGAGCATTTCCGCATGCTGCTGAATAATGCTTTTTCCCACGCGCCCAGAAGAACCCAACGCGCGCACATGCACCATGTCTTCCGGCGCCACGGCCATCGCCTTGCCTTCTTCGTCAGTCGTGCTGTAGATCCAACGCCCGGCCGGCTTTATCAACGTTGTGGTCCACGGCAAGCAAAACTCCAGCGACCGCAGCTCGCCGGAGCGGCGCCGATCAATCCGGGTGTAGCCATTTCCCCAGCCCAGAACATGGTGCTGCTTTGTTTCGCGCCACTTGTAGCTGGTCTGCCAATCGTTCGGCTTGGAATGGATCAGGTCAAATGCCGGGTGGTCGGTCGCGGGCTCGATCCGATTCCCTTGGCGGCGTAGCACCACCGCAGGCAATTGGGCAACGTTGCTGGACAACACGTAATGGCAGGCGTACACCGCCGAGAGGCAAAGCGCCGCTTCCGGCGTCACGGCTATCCGCTTACCCTCACCATGCAAGTACTCCTGCAGATTCTGACCTGTAAGCGGCACGGATGGGCTTTCGAGGCTGCGCCCCTCAAAGAGCGAAGACAGGATCATCGCTTTCCCCTCGCCGCTGCGCGCAGGGCAAAACCAAGCAGCAACGCTCCAGCAGCCAATAGCGCTGGCCCGGTACCAAACTGCACGTACACCCCGGCGACCACGCAGCTAAAGCCAGCGAGGCCGGCCGCGTCAATAAGCAGATTTTTCATGTCACATCACCAGAATGTCGTCATCGGTCAGGCTGTCCAAGACAGAGCCGCTTCGCTCGGCCAGCATGGCACGGCCTACGGCCATAATCAGCGCCACGGCGCCGTCGATCTTGTTGTCATTGCCCTGTTTGATTGGCCGTACGACGTCGTCGTTACCGGGCAGGTTCTTGCCTATCACGTTGCCGATACACCAGGTCATGATCGGATTCCCATCGTGATGGAATCGGCCCGCGTTAATGGCCGCCTCCAACTCCTTCATGGGATCGCTCATGTTGGTGTAGTTCTGGACGATAGTGATAGGCGTCAGGCCCTCATCGTCGAGCTGATGAGACAGGTTTGTGGCGCCACTCGGGTCTATCGGGCTCTCCTCGACAGGGTTGAGACGATTCGCCTCAATCGCTTCCGCATGGATGTCTCGATAGTCGATTTCAGAGCCGTCCGTCGTGTACAGATGGCCGGTATTGATCCACTTTTGGAAGCGTTCGGCCATCCGGCGGTTGTCGGTGTCGTTCGCCGTGTCTTCCGGCACCCAAAACCTAGGCGCGACGCAGTAGTAATGCCGCTTCCCGCCAATATCTCGGTAGAAAAGGCGCGCCATGCTGTTCATGTCCAGCTTGCGCGCCAGGTCGAACCCTAGAAAGGCGCTTTGCCCCTCGAACTGCTCAAGGGTGAGCGTCTCGTCTTTGCACGCTTCCCACTTCTGGATGTTGAAGTAGCCGGCTTTGGCCGTCACCCAAAGGTTTAGGTGCTTGGTCTTGAATGTGTTCGTGAAGCGCGCCTGCTTTATCGCTCGCTGCTGCTGGCTGATGAGGTATTCCGCATAGACGGAGACGCCCATATTCGGATTGGCCTTCGCCAACACCGCCGGGTCAGTCCAGTCATCGCCCTCATCAATGGTCCAGATCCAGCCGAACAGCTCATCGTCCGGGACCAAGCCCTCCAGCATCTCAATCACTTCGCGGCGCTTGTCATAGCACGGCCCTTCGATGTTCGCGCCAGACGTCGTGATGATGAACATCAGGGGATGGCGGCGTGCGCCCATGCCCGTCAGCATGGTTTCGTAGAGAGCGGCCGAATCGTGCTCGTGGTATTCGTCGACAATCGAACAGGACGGCGATGCTCCGTCACCCGGATTGCCGATGATGGGCTCAAAGCGGCTTCCGTCCTCCGGGCGTGCGAGCGCTTGGGCGTTGACCTCAATGCCCATGTGCTCGACGAGCATTGGCGAACGTTGGACCATCAAGCGAGCGGGCCGGAACACTTCCCAGGCCTGCTTTTCGGTCGTGGCGCCGGAGTACACCTCTGCGCCAAATTCGTCATCCGCCACAAACATGGCGATACCTACGCCGGCGGCGATGACGCTCTTACCGTTTTTGCGCGGAACCTCCCAATACGATTCACGAAAGCGGCGCAAACCTCCCTTCTTCTTCACCCAGCCAAACGTTACGCCCAGGCCGAACTTTTGCCAGGGCTCCAGCGTCACAAGCTGGCGTTTGAAAGCCCATTCCCCCTTCGTGTGGGGCATCAGCTCGATAAGCGCGAGCTTCTTTTCCGCCTCCGCGGCGTTAAATCGGTATGGGTACTTTGCCGACTTGCTGGCGGCAAGGTCATCAAGGTGGCGCTGGCATGCCAGCACAACGTAGCGGCAGGCCGGCACCTTGCCTTTCACTACGTCCTTTGCGAATTTCAGCGCCTGCGCCACCCGAGGGTACTGGGGCGCCGCCATACATCAGCCTCCGCCCAACAACGCGGCAAAAGGATTGCCCTTACCGGGCTTCTTCGGCCCCTGCATGCGCTGGCGGCTGGACGGATCCAGCCCCAGGAATGAGCCGTAGGTCGCCATTTGCTTCAAAGCTTCGTTGGCGACGGTCGCCGCGGGATTTTTCAGAGGTCCGCCCTGCGACCCGGCGACCACTATTCCATGCTTCTGGATCTCTTCCTCAGCGCTTCGGAAGCGTCCGTAGGCTGCGCAATACGCCTCCAAGTTCTGGATATCGGTGGCCTGCAGGATCTTTTCCTTGCACAGCAGCGGCGCCAGGTGCTCCCACAGGTCGCGCCCGTGCCCCTGAAGCCATTCCGGCGCAAAGACGTTGGTGATTTCGCCGTACGAAGGCGTGTCCTTGTTGATTGTGCGTTTCCCGGGATTGCCGGCGGCCAGCTTCTTTTCCGCTGGTTTCGGCTTGCGCCCGGAGCGCCCAGCGACTCCCGCCATAGCCTTCTCCGTTGGTCAAAAACTGCGCAAAACGCGCTGATCGCTAAATTTCATTTTTCGCGGGCGTAAAAAAAAGACGGAACGGGCCGTCCTACGTGCGGATGGGCCAAGGATTGACCCACCCCCTCCCCCCTTGCGCCGTGCGCCGGTGCCGCCATCGCCTTGCAACAGGCAGCCATGGCACCATCAGCGGCAGCGAGGGGGTTCGCTACTTCTTCGCCCGCGCTCGCGCCCTGGCGCTCTCCTGTGCGGTCTTCCGCTTGTGGCAATCCACGTTGATCGCGCCGAGGTTGCCGGGGTCATCGGCTCCACCCTCGGCTTTCGGAATACGGTGATCCACTTCCGTCGCGGCCAATACTCGACCGGTGCGCCTGCACTCGTCGCACTGGCACAGATAGCGGTCCCTCTTCAGAATCAGCAGGCGTAGCCGGTCCCACTCAGGGCCATATCCGCGCTGCCGCCTGTTGCCCCGCAGATGGTCACGCTTCCATCCCACCGCTTCACCTGCGTGCTTCTCGCAGTAGCCTGGGGTGCGGACCAGCGCGGCACAGCCGCGATGCCGGCATGGAAAGAGTGATCGTCGGACCATGTGACTCTCGGTTGTTTGTGCCGGGTGCTATCCACTGCACACCGCCCCGCGGCGATGACCGAATCCCCGCGCGCCATGCCCAGCGGGCGACCCTTGATAGCGAAGGGCGGAGATCTATAGCTGCAATGCAAAAGCCCCGGTAACCAGTATCGGGGCCTTTGTTGGTCTGGAGCGGGCTGCGGGAATCGAACCCGCGTTATAGGCTTGGAAGCCCCTGCCCGACCACCCGGCCAAGCCCTCAGAAATGAAAAAAAAGCCGCCGGCTTTCGCGTGGCGGACTTAGATCTGGCAGTGTGGTTTAGGTAAGAAAAGCGCTCAGTTTTCGCGTGTCAGCCTGATCGTAATAGTTTGCTCGATAAGGCTTTCTGGTGTTGTTTTACCTTGCATTTGCCCTTCCGCACCGGGACATTCCCCCGATGCAAAATCCCCGGCAGACATCGCACTCATCTCAAGCGTGGCCCAATTGATGAGTACGTTTCGCTCTATCGCATCTGCCATCTCGCGCAGCCGATTTGCCAGATCGTACCTGCTCATTTTCTGAATCAGCATCGCGCCGCCCTTCGACACATGTGAAAAATGCCATCCACGTTCACGCGCGGGCAATCTAGCTGATGCTTCTCAGGAAGGTCGCACATGAGCATCGACCAAATGACGCCCATGATTTATAGCGGCATCTACGGCCATTACAGGGCTTGAAACAAACCCTCCTGACGCAAACAGCGGTACTTCTTGGGGTACGTTCAACTCATGTTGATCCGCAATGACGCCCAGTGCCACAGTGGCTGTAAAAGCGGGCCGACGGCTCCCCCCGACCGATATGCGGGAGACGCTCGCCGTCAGGCGATATCCTTTGTAGACCATGTTGTTGTGAAACATGAGCCCTCCTATCTGTTCACTTACCGAGGGCTTTATTCACAACGCGCGAATTTGTGTCGCCTGTGGGCCTTTTTCCCCCGGTGCCGAAACGTAGCTGACGCGTTGGTTTTCAACTAATACCTTGTGACCGTCGTTGCTGACTATCTCAGAGAAATGAGCAAACAGGTCTTTTCCGCCGTTCTCGGGCATGATGAACCCAAAACCCTTTGCGTCATTGAACCACTTAACAATTCCGGTTTCCATTCTTCTACTCCTTACATAGCGGGCATTGCCCGAAAAGGGAGCTAGTCAAGGAAAGGACTGCGAACAATGAAGCACCCTGAAGGGCACAAAACCGAACGGAAATCGCGATGCTCGAAAAGCCGCTTACTCACTATGGGTGCGCAATCTACGAAAGTCAACCTACGTTTCCAAATAGCACCAACACCACGGTTGGATTCTTGGCCGCGCTAGCCGATCTTGTCCAGCACAACCCTCAGCCGAGTTTTGTGTAACGACCTTCCATTGTTCCTGCATGCAAATGACAAGGCGCGTACCCTGAGCATATGGGGATTGAACGTGCGTCACCTCGCCGTCTTGCCATGTGGGAGTGCAAACATGCTTCGAGTACAACACCAGCAGAATCCATCTGCCCTGCTTAATCGGCGAAGGGAAACGTCCGCAAAATCAGCGACAGCCACGTGAGCGCGATCAGAAGGTCCATTGTTAAATTCGCTCATGCATTTGTTAAGCTCCTTCCGCCTACGCCACCCAAAAGTGCAAAAAGAGACTCGAATACGGCGGGAACCAAGCGAACCCACGCAGCCATTTCGTCTCCATGGCGCATCTACCGCATCTACGCTCGCCCTGGCCATCTGCTCATTCGAAACGAACAAGGCCAAGTGCTCGATCTGGGGGTCATGAAAGGGCAAACGCCCAACCTCACCTATCGACTTTTCATTCGCGACTTAAGCGGTCGGGGATTCGCGAATCGCACTGAATTGCTCGATGACGTCGCCCGCCGAATCGAAGCAGGCGAAGTTGGCGACGAATTGCTTACTCTTCCTGACTGGGAAAAAACACCCGGAGCCGATTTGGATCGTGGCACACATGTAGACGTGTCCATGAGGACTCAGCGTTGACCCCTAGCTGCCTGCCGGTACGGCGAGCATGCGTAGCAAGAAAAAACCCGCCGACTTTCGCCTGGCGGGTTTTTTTTCGACGGACTGATACACCGTATCCGTTAGGTGCGTATCTTGGGGGAAAAAAACCCCTCCGTCAATTCTTTTGCGCGGCATCCTCTTCAGGAATCCACTTGCACGCCCTGAGCCTATCGCCCAGCGCTCGATATGCCTGCTGGTGAATCCCCGCGCCCTTTTGATCCGCGCCCCCGAAGAGCCAGCGCTTCAACTTGGCATGGTGCGTCGACGCGGTTTTTTCGTCCACCTCGTACCGCTCTGCCAGCTCGACCAGAGTCACCTTAGCGCCGAACAGCCGCTGGATGAGCGCCGACCGCAAACGACCATTGGACACGCAACCGGTCAGCGCACCCGATGCCGCCGCGCTCGTCAGCACGCTCATTGCATCCTGCCATTCCGGATTGACCTTCCAGCCGGAGCAGCACGCAATGCCGCACCCGCAAGAGATTTGTGACGGGGCGGCGTGCGCCACCAGCACGGCTTGATCGATGGGGCTGAGCCGCGCCAGTTCCGCGCGGATCATGCCCGCCTGCCCTGCTCCATCCAAGCCGGAAAGGCCTTTTCCGCCCCCGAGCGTTGATCCGGACGTCAACTCGCCCGAAGCGATCTTGTTCATCAGCGGCCGGTCATACTGCTGCATCGAATAGTTCAGGGCGAACGTGAGCGCCGCATGCGCGCTTGCAAACAGCGGCACCGCCTTAGCTGCCACGGCCGGCACCGAGGGCAGGCGGGAAAGAGTCATTGTCGTCATCAGATAATTCCCGGGGAAAAAGTCACTTTCGCGGGCAGCATTTCCCGCATCCATTGCATAGCTGCTTCCCATCCGAGGGTGACGGTGTGCCGCCCCCGAACAGGGAAAATATTGGGGCTCAGATGGTGGGCGTCCACCAGCACGGATTCGCCGCGCGCGCCCGTCTGCCTGTAAATCAGCACAGGCACTCCCTCAGCACCCGCCTGGTCCTGGGCCTGGCGCCACCAGGCCGGCAAACACAGCACGTTCGCGTGCTTGCATTCAATGCTGATCCGCGCGAACGCCGGCTCATCGGCCACCACGTCGCTATCGCCGGCCTGGTTGCGCACACGGCGGCGCCAGGTCGTTCCGGTCGCCTCGGTCAGCAGGATCGCCACCTTTCGTTCAAAGGCTGCGCCCTTGTTTCGCTGCATTGCGCTCATGCTGCGCCCCCAAGGTCCACCGGAGCATTGAGAGCAGCCTGAGCCATCCGTAGCACCGCAGGCGACGGAAGCCGCCCACCCTCGCGCTGCGCTTCATCCACGATGCGTCTTGCCCAGCGGCGCGGATCACGGCCTGTCGGGTTGACGATGCCCGCCGCCCCCATCTTCGCCATGGCCTTCGCCGCGTCTTCGCGCGTGGCGAGCGTGCCACCCGGAGCAGGCAAGGTCGGGGCCGGCGTCGGCACAGGCTCCCACTGCCCGCGGGCAAGCTCATCCCGGAATGCACGCTCCCACCGGGTTTTCATGACGCCATAGCCGCAATTCAGCAGGTCATGGGAGCCGACGGCGCGGGCAGCGTGAAAGATCGCCGGATGGGACCACTCCCCCACCTCACCGCGCTTGCGGGCGCTCATACCGGCGATTGCCTCGTGGAATGCCGTCTCCGGATCCATCCAGGGACGGCAGAGGCGCATGAACTCCGGCAACGTCGGCGGCCAGTCACGGCCCAAGCAGGCCACCAAGCCCACCCGTGCCTCCGCCTCAGTGAAGCCCGCCAGCTTCTGGTTGAAACTGTCCTTCACCTCGCGGGGCGTCAGCCCTTCCCACGCCTGGGCGAACTTCGCGCCGTAGAGCAGGCGCAGTTCGGAAACGACCAGATCGCCCAAGGTGCGCACATCCAGCGCGTCAGTGCGTTGTTGCATCAATCACTCCCATGTTGACTTCGCGGACCGCGCCGGGCGATCCGACGGCCGCGCCCATTTCCTCGTTCCATGACGTCCGCCGCTGCGAAGCATTCGGCGTGCGCGAAGACCGTGCCGCCCCCGAACGCAAGACGCGCTGCAGGTAGCCCACCGGCTCGATCGCCTGGTCATCCACGCACTGCTGGATGGCCCGCACGATGTCGGCGTCATCGTGGCCTTTGCGGAACATGCCCAGCATCGAGCGGGCCTGTTTCTCGGGCTGTCCCGCAGCGATCAGCAACGGCAACCCGAGGGCAAAAATCTGATCCACTGCCGAAGGCGGCTCCGGCGGCGTGCCGCCCGTTCCGTTAGGAACGGAATATTTATTGGTTCTTGGTTCTTGGTTAGGGTTACGACTGGGTTTCTGCTGGCCCCCGACTGGGTTTCCCGTGGCATCCGCCTGGGTTTCTTCTGGCAACCCACCAGAAACCGACTGGGTTTCGTTGGGTTTCTTCTTGGGCCTTCCGCCTGACTTCCCGTTATCCCGGTTGGTTTTGGCCTTCTGCTGGTAAGCGGCGATTTCGCTATCCGCCCGCTTATTCCGCCAAGCACCATCCACAAGTTCAAAGAACTCGGCCAGGATCATCGGGACGGCCGCGCGCTCTTCCTCGGTCCGCGCTCCCACCCAGCGGCAGATCAGCTGCAGATCGTCTTTGATGGCCTGTTCCTCTGCGTAATACCGGCGCAGCAGGCGGCTGTAGATGGCGTCTTCAACCAGGCTCAAGTGCATCGTGGCCTGGGCGTAGTCGCCGATGTTGTGGCTGTAGTAGTTCATTCGGTGACTCCGTAGAGCGCTTGAAAGCCGCGCTCGGCCTCGTCGGGCCATTTGCCCATGGCGATGATTCGCAATCGCGTGAGGCGCAAGCCGGGGATGAAATAGGTGAGCTTCTGTGCCAGCGGTGCTGGCGATTGGTCTATGAACCAGTGGCAAGGGCCGCAACCGAACGCTATGGCCCAGTCGTGCGCCTTGATACCCTTCCCCTTGCCGTCGCGCAGCAGGTTGGAATGGCAAGCCACAGTGGTATCGGTGCCGCCCTGGCAGTACCTAGGAACGCGCAGCAAGCATTCCTCGCCTTCAGCAAGGTTCAGCAGCGCTTGATTGCGATACACGGTCTTCGGCGGCTTCTTGGCCTTCTTGCGCGCCTTCATGGCGGCCCGAGGCGGTGGCATGGGCTTGGCGCGCATCATCGGGGTGCCACGCTTCAGCGGCGTCTTCTGCTTGAGGGGGGTCTTGCGCGTCAGCGACATGCCGCCCCCGCCTGCTTCTTGACCCGATACCATGCCGGGAACTTCCACGCGTTGACGTGGCGCGTGACCAGGCCAGCCCGCGCGGCGTCGAACACCAACGAATCGACCGCGCATGCTGCTGCCAAATCCCTGGACGTGCTGGACCAAGGATCAACGGCCTTCATGGCGGGCTGCACGATGGCCCGCAATGCGGCGACGTCCACGCGCCCCCGCGTGTCAATGATGGCCTGGCGGACCTGCTCCACCGTCTCGGGAGGAACCCTGTAGCCCCGGAACATGTGCAGGCAGTCAGCCATAGATGCCGCTCCACTGAACGAAGGGCTTGCGCACGGCCTCATGGAACAGGGCCGCCGCTCTTGCGTTGTAGTCCAACTCAGCGCGGCTAGTGATTCCGCACATGTCACGGACGTACCGCGCCGCGTGCTGGTTGGCGCTCACGCCGTCAGGGGCGGCGCCGATGCGGGACACAACCCACCGCTGGAACTTCGCGCCGTTGCACATCATTGCAGCCGCGCGCGACAGCGCCGCCCCCTTACGCTCCGTGGACGGGACACGTGCCCGCACGGGTGCTCCTGATGTTCCGCGCTGGATCATTGCTCGGCCATCCCACTGAGTCGGCGCGCGACACCGGCAACGGCCTCCATGAGGGCGCGGCCCGCAGCGTCAACGCGCTGCACTTCTTGCTGGTCAACGCCACCATCAGCCAGCGCGTCGTACACCTCGTGACCGAACCGCCCATGGGCGATCATCAGCGCCGCAACCTGCTCCAGCACGGACATGTCGCTTTCCCCGCAGGATTCGGGCGCCTTGACCAGCAGGTAGCCATTGCCATGGGCAAACGCGGCCAAGATGCGGACATCCCCCGTCATGCGGACAATGCGGTCCGCCTCAGCCAGGGTCAGGTGGTGCGTGGTGTTGTTGGGGTTGACCTTATTGCGCAGGACAGCCGGCGACATGCCAATGACCGCCCCCAACGCCTCGCTGCCACCCTTGTAGTCGTGAACCGTCAGATCGGCTGCGGTGGTGATGTTCATTTCTAGAATTCCTGAACGTATCTATTGCTCAGCAGCGGCCGTACGATGCGCTGCATGGAAAAGCGAACTACGCCTTACACGTCCAGCGGCCCGATTTGGACCTTGTCGACAGGCTTGGCCGGTGCCGCCGGCTGCGGTGCCGGCTTGGCCGACGTCGTTGCGCTACCCATGCGCTCGCTCCTGAAAGTGGGCGGTCGGCCCCTTAGAATGGCTGCTCTCACACAAGACACCCGCCCCACGAAGGAGGGGGCCGACCATGACCGAGAAAGTCAGATTCGCCGTAATCATTGGCGCCGGCACAGAGACCGAAAAACTCTTCGCTGACAACTACGATGGCGTGACAGGGGACAATCACTTAGTGCTGTTTTGCTCTGAGGCTGATCTGTCGGGCTACCACGCAAAACTCGTTCGAATTCCGGGTCTTGGTAGCCAAATTCGAGAAAAGGGTGTGACAAAGCAGAAGCTCTGGATTCCGATCGCTCACATAGCAGCCATGAGCGAACACGGCGGAGAAGATCTGCCCATAGGGTTCGGAGGAAGCAGCACCTAGGCATGGCCGCCGCCCTTCACAGGAAACGCCGCCCCAATTGGGTCCAGTCCCATCGCCACTCGCAGATCATGCGGAGTGGGAAAGCGATCACCGTGGCGCGCCGCGTCCTGTAGCACGGCGACCAAGCGATCAACGTCAGCCACACCAACTGCGCGGAAATACACTTTGACGGCACGCTCGCTCATCTGCGGGCGACCAAAAATCTCAGCGCAGCTGAGCAGCATGTAGACCGGCAGTTCACTCTGAAAAGGAAAGCCTTCCATGTTTGATTTCCCTCTAAAAAAACACTCGACCGAAGATATTCAGGCGGCAATCGCAAAGGCCTTGTCAGAGCTTTGCGGCGCGGACCTTGAAGTCCGTATCCACGAAATGAACTTTGGAAATGGCGATGCGTTTTCCTCCGCCACTAAGGTGTCGCTTGCCATCGACAAGGCACCGTCCAAAGACACGAATCTGCCCTTCTAGGACGCGCGCGAGAGGGCTATGCATGGGAGGGCTCCTTGATGGCGCTCGCCAGTTCGGGCCATACGGTCTGCCAGTCGTCCGGTCGAAGTTGCGGCCGCGTGACGCGCCCACCGAGCGAGCTTTCGATGCGCGCGCAGTAAACCGGGTCGATCTCTTTATCTCGCATCAACCAGTTCCCGATCTGCTGCGGTAGCACGTCAATCATTCGTGCCAGCGCAGCCTTGGAACCGGCAAGCTCTATCGCTGCGGCCAATGCCGGGCGGTGCTTGAACTGAACAAGGGTCATATGTCCGTCATTCGATCTAGGAAAGTGGGCCGATGGTAAACGAGTGTTTACCGATTGGTCAACTCTAGTTGATGGAATTTATAAACCAATGTTGATAAGGTGCGCCCCATGGCAATGGGCAAGAACATCCGCTTTCTCCGACTCGCAAAGGGCCTCACGCATGACGCTCTTGGAGATCTCGCGGGCACCAGCGGGCAGACTATCGATCAGCTGGAGAAGCGCGATAGCAAAAAGTCAAACTACGCGGCGGGGATTGCTCGCGCTTTTGGCTTGTCTGTCGAGGAAATGCAAGAAGCGGAGTTGAACAGCCTGGACGCTGCACACCATATGCTTGGCGACGCAGCAAGGCGGGCAAACTCCATTTCCGCACCTACAGATCACATAAAGCACTTAGTGGCCGAACCCGCCCCCGAGTACGTAGGGCGCGCTTCGCCAGGTCGATTAATTCCGGTAGTAGGTATGGCGCAGCTTGGCGAAAACGGCTTTTACGAAGAACTCGCATATCCGGAGGGCCACGGCGACGGATACATCCTGCATGCATCGACCGATCCAGACGCTTATGTACTCCGCGTTAGGGGAGACAGCATGAAGCCGGCGATCCGCAATGGCTGGTACGTTGTTGTCGAACCTAACGCCGACGTCGAGCCGGGCGAGTACGTGGCGCTTCAACTTGCGGACGGTCGCAAGATGGTCAAAGAGCTGTTGGTTCGACGCCGGGGCGGAGACATCGAGGTGCTATCTGTCAACGGCGAGGTGCGAATGAGCCTTCACGCCGGGCAAGTAGAGAAGATCCACGCCATCGGCGCCATCGTCCCGCCAAGCAAAGTCCGGACGCACTAGCCACTCCCCAATGCAGATAGCCGCCCCACGGGCGGCATTTTTTTCGCCGAACACCAACACTTGTTGACTTCACGAGAACGGATGTTTACTATTCATCAACGTTTGTTTACCGCTCTTTAACAACCGAGGCCGCCCGCCCCCCCCGCGAGGGAGGACGGGCGAAACAGGACAACCAGGCGCCAGCGCGCCCCCGGACCCTGTGTGCTTGGGCTTCCACAGCCAAGCAACGCCCAGCCGGGCGTGGCGACGATAACCCCGGCCATCGGCCTGCGCCGTGACGGGACGCAGGCCGATGCTTCGATGCCGTCGCCCCCCCCTTGCAAATGTGGAGGCGCAGCCGTTCTCAGTTCTCTGGGACAAGCAGCGCTTCTATCTCACGAATTAAGTCTTGTGGGAGCCACGGTTTCGGGATGAACCTGACCCCTGGCGGCAAGTTGTAAGCGGCTGGGACACGGCGGCCGGATGTCAGGAGCATCCCAATATTTGGTGACCTACGGTGTATCAGGATGGCCATCTCCAGGCCGTCCATAGACCCGGGCATCTCGATATCAGAGATCACCATTCGAATTTCGGGGCACTCCGTGAGCCGTCGCATTGCCTCGTCTGCGTTGCTCGCCTCAAATACGGCGTACCCTTCCCCCGCCAATATCTCCCCTAGGAGCCATCTCGCAGTCTCGTCGTCTTCAACAATGAGAATTGTTGTCTGTTCGACGGATAAATTTTCGGCATTCATCATGCGTCCTCATCCGAACTGGTGCGGTTGATGGGGCGTCACGAATCGCGTCGAATCGCGCAGGTATTGGCGTTTTCTTATTGGAAGTGCGCGTGAGACGTGCGTTTGCACTGCAACTGGCGGTGCATTTACATCAGTTCAGACTATCAGCAAACAGCGTTCCCATCCAGCGAAGGGGTAGGAAGCGCTCCTTTATCGCTGGGGACCTGCAGCCACTCGCCTCGTTCCTTTCGCGGGCGGGCTGGGCTTTTATAACTCAGGCTCCTTTCGCCATTCCGCTGAAAAGCGGGTTTCGGCCAGCGCTGCGAGCCAGTGCTTACCGAAGCCAACTAGCCCATCAGGGCACGGAGACCAGAATGGAGACCACATTCGCGCTCAGCTACGCGATTTCCAAGCAACTCGCCGCCGCCACCACAGTCACCACTGGCTACGGCGATATCCCGCTCGATGACGAAATGCGCGCCGCACTCGATGCGGCCCTGCGCACCATCCTCAAGCGCCGCTTGAACCAGATCATCGTCAACATCCAGCCGCAAGGTGCGTGACGCCCCTGGATTAGCAACGACCACCGGCGAGAACGGGCATGTCGCCCTAGTAGGAGGCCGACCCTGGTGCTGCATAGCAGCCGTGGCCGCACGAAACGCGGCGCTATCAAGAGAGATGCCCGACGGCGCCAAACGGTCTTGGGAAGGGCTCATAACCCCCGCCAAGTTTGCGGGCGTCTCCCTTGATGGTGAATGCGCAGTGCTGATGCGCAACAGACTTTCAGCGTGGCTGGAAATCGTTCCAGTGCATGTGGCGGTGTATGGGCGCAGCCCCGAAGCAATCGATCAAACCGCATGCCGGGATCAGCACCGGCCACCATCATCCGATTCGCCCGAAGCTTCGGCATGAGGGGTAGACCGCCGAGAAATCCAGGCGGGCAGTCCGGTGGAAACCCGGCCCCTTTCCCCAACCCAATCCTCGGAGCAATGCCATGCTCGAAGCACTCGTACGCTTCCTCGAAGAATTGATCGACATCTTCAACTTCGGCAACACCATCAGCAAGTAATAAGAGCTCCATCCAAAAGACGTACTCAAGCACTTTTGCCAGGGGACCAATCTCTGGCAAGGGTGTCTTCAATAAGTTTTTTCAGGGTGGCTGATCTATCACCGAGGGATTCGAAGATTGCACGCTTCTCCCCCAGGGGCGACGACAGATCCCCGATTTTCGCCATCAAGGCATGCAGCCGAGCCGATTCCGAGACGATCTCCGCGATGGGGTCTGCCCGATGTGACAACAGATGCAATTCGCCGACGTGCCCAAACAGATGTTTCGCATCCAACATCGGAATGGCTAAGCGCCACGAAAACCTCAGTTTCTCGTTGGGAACTTGGCCACTCGGCGTCTGCTGTAGCGCTGCCGAACATTCCGAAAGCAGTTCGCAACCGGCCCTAATCTCGCCGAGGGAAGGCACAACGAACCAACCTACGACGTTAGCTCTATGCCGATTACTTCGGTTTTGAGCAGTTAACGCGATGAGGCCGAAGGCCAAGGCAACAACAACCGAACCAACGGTGCCAAACGCCGTCATCAAGTCCCACCATTTGGCTTCAGCAAGCACATCTACCTTTGTCGCAAGCGCGAAGCCGATTAGCAAGCCGCCCAGCGCAAGCGAAGCCCCTAAAAGCAATCCCCTCATGCCAGCGCCCCTTTTCAAGATGATGGGGCGCATCGTAGCTCAACCCTTCCACCCAGTCAGCATGCCTTCATCCGTCTCCGCTCTCATTTGGGGGCTGGCCATTTGCGCCCTCGCGTGTTTGGTGCTGGCCCCTCTTGGTGATTATTTTGCCCGTCGCCACGCCGCGGCAGATCCCTGGAATCCGACATGAACACCATCAGCGCCAGCGCGCCCCCGGTGCGCCGCCCCCGAATCCCGACCGTTCGACAGATGGCCCGCAGGCTGGGCGATTTCATCGCGCCCCGCGACCACGCAAGGAAAGGCAACTGGAGCAAAGACGCGGACATTCCGCTGTGGGCATGGCCCGCCAGCCTGGCGCTGGCCGGGTTCTTTCTCTTCGGCCCGCAGATCTTAGGCTGGCTGCTGCGGGTCGCCGCATGAACCGCATCGATTTCATGCTGAGGGATTGCGCTGGCTGGACGTCGCCGGGTCCGTTGCCTCGCCGCCGCTTGCGCTGGGTGGATCCGAAGCAAGAAGCCCTGTGGCCGAAAGAGTTGGCATTCATCCGAGAAGCCATAGGCCGCCCGCCCACGAAAGACTTGGGCGAGTGCTACGGGGTGTCGCCGCAGACCATCAGCAATATCTGGCGGCGTGCATCGCTTCAATTATTTGATGCCGTCACCCCTATACGGCGGGGATAGCAATTTCGCGGGCCAGATGCTTTCCTGCTGCCTCGTTCGCCACGCGTCCTCAAATCCGGAAATCTTCTCCGCGTCGCGCATTGCTCGCAAGGCTCGGCCATAGATAACGTCCTGCATATCATCATCGGGCCGCTTCGATTTTCCGTAGTAGCGGTCTGCATCTCGCAAAGTGCGGCTTACGCTGCGCTGCAAATCCAAAATGGGCGTGGCAGTGCCACTAAGCATCGGCCGGACCATGACACCGCGAAGTGCGTACTGGGCATCCTCCAGCCGAGCAGTTCGTAGTTGAAAGCGCTTGCCGTCGATATGGCTATGCGCATAGTTCTGGAACTCGATTAGGGCCTCCATGCAATCCACCGCAATCGCGACGATCACCTCCAACTGCGCTGATTGTTCCTGTCGCGCCGCCTCCTTTTGATTGTCCTGATCCTCGCGACGACGATCCAGCTCCCTCTCGAACTGCTTTTCTGCTGAGTGATATGCCCACCAGATTGCGCCGATGGAGCCGAGCGCCTGAACCCACGCTGCCCAGTCTGACAGTCCCGCCTTTTTCACGGCAAGTATGACTGCCAGGATCAAACCGCAAAGCACAAGCAGCATCGCCCCGCCGGAAAGTCTTTTGCTTTTCCACATAACGCCGCCCCAAGTTTTGGTAGCGGCATCGTATCCCAACGACTCCCCAGGTGTCATATGACCCATCCCCCCGCATCGTTCAAGACGATGATCAAGGACGGCACGATCAAACGCGCCGACGCAATGAAAGTCCGCTATTCCCAAATCCTGCTTCAGGACGCGTTCAATTTGCGCGAGCCGGATTCTGTCTCTGAAGCGGGCATCGAAGCACTGACCAACTACATCCTGGCCGGCGGGCCTCTGCCACCGCTCGAAGTCGTCGCAATGCCTGACGGCTCCGGCGTCGAAATCGTGGACGGCCACAGGCGCCATGAAGCCTATGGACGCGCCATCGCCCGCGGTGCCCCTATTGAGTGGATTTCGGTCATTGGATTCACCGGCAACGAGATCGAACGGCAGGCGCGGATCTACACCAGCAATGAAGGCGTAAAGCTGCGTCCCATGGAGGCCGCGCGCGGCTTCAAGCGCTTTCGGGGCATGGGCTTGGAAAGCGAAGAGATCGCCGCCCTGGTCCATTGCAGCCGGACCCACGTTGAAAACTACCTTGTCCTCGCCGACGCCGAGCGCGACGTTCAAGACTTGGTGCGGTCCTGCCAGGTCTCCGCCGAGGTGGCAATCGAAGCCGTGCGCAAGATGGGCGCCAGCGCGGGCGACTTCCTCACCGGGAAAGTAGACCAGGCCAAGGCCGCAGGCAAAACCAAGGTGACCGCCAGCACCATCCACGGCCGCGCCCTCCCCCGCAAGGTCGTCACGCCGCTGGTCAGTAGCGTGGACACCTTCATGAAAGGCCTGGACGCGACCCAGCGCGCAACCCTCGTGGACGTCCAGGAAGGCCGCGTAGCAAGCGAAACGATCACCATCCCGACAGCCGCCCTCCTGGATCTGTTCCAGGCCCACGGTGCCGTCGAAACGGTCCGCGCAAAGCGCGCCGAGAAAGCAGCCAAGGATGCGCGGCAAGGCGCACCCGATACCCAGGCCCCTATCGAACTCGATCCGGAGGAAACCACCGCATGAACGCCCCCATCAGCGAATTCATGGGCGCCGCCCTGGGCACGCCCGAAACGTCGCAGCCCGCCCCCAGCGGTCATCCCGATATGGACAAGCCTCACGCCTACGAATTCGGACGCATGGACCACGAAGGCCGGTTTGAGGTGGTGATCGAACACCGCTATCCGACGCATGCAAAATCGGACTGGCCCGTTGTCCCCCTCTATCGGCGCCCCGCTCCCGCCGCCGGCGATGCGCACAAACCGGATTTCGCGCGCGCTGACCAAATCGCGCAGGAATACGTTGCCGAGTACGAGATGTGCGGCGAGGACGAGGAAAGCAGGGACGGCGTCTACAACCCAACCGATGTCGAACGCGACATGATGTTCGACGCCGTTCGCGGGCTGCTGGCCGAGGCAGAATTCATCGCCGCCCTTTCCGCCTATCGGCAGAAGGAGGGATAAAACTTGGCTGCCCATAAATGTAAGGCAAGCGGCGAGGGGTTGACCTCGCCGGCTCTCAGCTTAAGACCGAAGAATGCAGTGCAGGGTGACTACAACCATCACCCCTGCGAGCACGGCCGGCAGGCCGGTGAGCCCTACTGCGGGGATAGCGACCAATATGGACGCAAGGCCTTTGCAGTAATTGAGCACATCCGAACTACACAAGCTGCCTGCTTTTTGGGAATGCATATGCATCTCCTAAAAAGTGCTCGTGGCCATCAACGTCTGGGCCGAGCGACAGGCCTTCCCCAATTTTGCTTTAGCAGCAGTCTCATGGAGGGGAACCAGACTGCACGGTATGGGCGAAGAGGCTGCCCAAATTCTGAACTGGCGTGATGGTAACTGAACGCTACAAAAATGCAAGAGTGAAAGGGTAAAAGGAACGCCATGCACTTAGCTCAGATCGCCCCTCGAATCGTGTGCCAGTTCTCCTGCGGTGCCGCCTCAGCGGTTGCTACGAAGCTGGCGCTGGCCCAATACGGCGCGACGCACGACGTGCAGATCGTCAACGCCTTCCTGCAGGAGGAGCACGTCGATAACCGACGCTTCGCGCAGGATGCCCAGACCTGGTTCAGCCGCGAGATTGTCACGCTGCGCAACGAGAAATACAACGCCAGCGCGATCCAGGTCTGGCACCGCCGGCAGTACATCAAAGGCCCCAGCGGCGCGCCCTGCTCGCTGGAGCTGAAGCGCAAGCTTTTGGACGAGTGGAAACAACCCGGCGATGTGATGGTCTTCGGCTACACAATGGAGGAAGCCGACCGCCTGGACGACTTCCGCGAACGCAACCCAGACCGGCCGGTGCTGGCGCCGCTTATCGAACGCGGCCTTGGCAAAGAGGACTGCAAAGCCATGATCGAGCGCGCCGGCATCGAGCTGCCATACATGTACCGCCTCGGCTACGACAACGCCAACTGCATCGGCTGCCCGAAAGGTGGTGAAGGCTACTGGCGTGCCATCCGAGAGGACTTTCCCGAGCATTTTGAGGCGGTGTGTGCCCTACAGGATGAAATCGGCCCTGGGTCGTGGTTCTTACGCTACCGGTCTGGGCCCCGGATCAATGAGCGCTTTCCCCTGCGCGACCTGCCCGCAGGCGAGGCGCGCCGCAACGAATCCCTGCCGTCTTGCTCGTTCTTCTGCGAGGCGGCCGAACTGGAGTACACAGCGTGACCAACCAGAACCGCACCGCCCCCGCGGCCACCGTCAACCCGCTCAGCGACGAGCACGTCAACGCGGTAATCCAGCAGCACGGCTACGTGGAGGTGGAATGCTCACGCTCACACACGAGGAGCTAATCGAACTCACAGGGAAGGCCAGAAAGTCAGGACAGATTGAAGCCCTGAGATTCCTTTCCATCCCGTTCAAGATCCGCCCCGACGGAACCCCAGTGGTTCTCCGGGCAGCAATGGAGGCTGCACTAGGCCATGCGACCAAGAACCAAGGACCGACACCTCCCCGCGTGCGTATACCAGAAGCACGGCGCGTACTGGTACGTTAAGGGCGGGAAGTGGCGCAAAATCGGAACCGACCTGCACAGCGCACTAACCGAGTACGCCCGCATTGTCTCCGCCCCAAAGGATGGCATGCCGGCGCTGATCGACGATGCCCTTCCCATCCTGATCAAGAATGTCGCCGACTCGACACGCAAGCAATACGAGTACTGCGCGGCACAGCTCAAAGAGGCGTTCGCGGCCTTCTACCCGAACCAAGTGCGCCACGGCGATGTCGTTGAGCTGCTGGACGGGTACGCGGATCGTCAAGCATTGGCGAACCGGATGCTTACAGTCCTAAAGCTGGTTTTTCAGTGGGCGTTAGATCGCGGACGCGTTGAAGCCAACCCGTGCGTTAGCGTGAAGCGCTTCGTCCAGAAGCCGCGGGACAGGCTCATCACGCCTAAAGAATACGCAGCCGTCTACAAGGGATGTCCGCCCTGGCTTCAATGCGTCATGGACCTTTGCTACCTAACGGGGCAGAGGATCGGCGACGTGCTGAAAATCGAGGATGGCCACCTCCGTGACGAGGGGCTGTACTTCGAACAGCAGAAGACCGGAAAGCGGCTGGTGGTCGAATGGACACCCCAACTCCGCGTTGCGGTCGACCGTGCCCAAGAACTGCGCGTCTCGCCAACCAGGACGCCGTATCTTCTCGGCGGCCGTGGGGGCAATCTCCGGCTCCACTCCAATGTCTGGCGCACCTTCAAGGATGCGGCGATCAAGGCCAGCGTGTCTGACGTAACACTGCACGACTTGCGGGCGATGGCAGGCACCGACGCTGAATCGCAAGGAATCGATCCGAGCGCCCTGCTCGGCCATTCGGATCCGCGAACGACCCGGATCTATCTGCGCGACAAGCGGCCCAAACTCGTGAAAGGTCCGACCAGAAAGGCTGTATAGGCGTCCAGCACAACGTGCTGCGTTTTAGACATCTAATTGACGGGCCGATGTATAGCCTTTGTTTATGCGGGTCTCCGGCCTAGAGATGTATTCAGTCATGCCTTGGCCCAGTTGGCGCTTCCGATACCCCATCAT